CCAAGAAAAGAAAAAAATTCGCAAAACCGAAAAACCATAAATGACCAGCGGTCAGAATGGAGAACACTATGGCAAGACCGGCGAAAACAGCAAAGATCATCAAGATGGAGGGCAATAAAGACAACCGCACCAAGCGTGAACTGGCTCTGCGGGAGAAGGGAGAAGCTGCGACGCTCTCAAAAACCCGCCTGAAGGAGTGGCCTGAGGTCAAGGATGATCCGGTGGCACATAAGGAGTTCAAAAGACTCAAGCGGCTGTTCGGTCTGATCGACAAGGATGATGACCTGTACGGTGATCAGGTCAACCGGATGTGTAAGCTCTCCTCAGAGATCCGTGGGCTCCTCACTCAGCGCGACGCCGCACAGAAACGGATGGACGAGCTTGATCCGGCGGACTTCGGGGAGCCCCAGGACTACTGGAAAACATGGATAGAGGTAAGTAAACAGATACAGGCCATTGACAGCAAGGTAGACAAGAAGCGGATGCAGCGGATGGCCATGGAAAAAGAGAACTGTATGAGCATAGCGGGAGCACTCCGAACGGTACAAAAGACGGTGCCGAAAGAGAACCCGCTGAAAGAAGCCCTGTATGGAACATGATCATCCCGCTTATAAATACTCCGACTGGTGCCTTGAGCACCCGAATTTTGCGCCCAGGTATGTCCGCAAACAGTGTGAGAAATGGATTAACATAGCGGACGGGCTGGATCCCGAGGCAGAAGTTGACCTGGACGCTGTGAAGCGGATGGAGAAGCTGCTCAAGATCATGATTCACCCTGATCTGCACTGTCCGATATATGACGGGCTTGAGCCTTATGCGTGGCTGATGATAACCGCCGGGCTGTGCACCATGTTACGGAGATCGGACCCGTACACAAGATATTATATAACAGTGCTGCTGGAGATAGGCCGTAAAAACTTCAAGACCTTCAACAGCGGCGTGATATTTATACTGCTGCTGCTGACTGAACCGGAGTTTTCCCGGTTCTTCTCAGTTGCGCCGGACTTGCGCGCCTCGTCAGAGTTACGGCTTGCTATCCGTAAGATCATAAAGGTCAGCCCGCTGTTGTCAGATGAAGCGGATCCGGTGTTCAAAAACCTCCGATCACAGATCAGATGTCTGCTGAATGAGAGTGAATATACGCCTCTGGCCTACAGTGAGGACAGCATGGATTCAACCCTTGCCAATGCGTTCCTTGCTGACGAGGCCGGCAACATGGATGAGTACCCGATAGAGGCCATGAGATCATCACAGATAACCCTGTTCAGCAAGCTGGGTGTGATCATCTCAACGCAATACCCGAATGATAACAATGCGCTTATCACAGAGATCGACCACGCCAAGAGGATCCTGGATGATGTGTCGGATTTCAAGCGCACGTTTTCACTTCTCTATGAGCCGGATGACGAGCTCAGGGTTGGGGAGCTGTGGAAAACGGATGACCGGGTACTGTACCAGGCTAACCCCGTTGCAGTCACCCATGACTACATCATGGATGAGTTAAAGCGCAAGCGTGAGGATGCCATCTACTACGAAAACAAGCGGGAAAACTTCTTGTGTAAGCATTGCAACATACTGTATAAATCCCTGGGCGTTGAGGGCTTCGTTGACGTCCAGAAGGTACAGCTGTGCAAGGTGAAAAAGGATCCCGGATGGTGGGAAGGCCGTCGCGTATGGCTGGGGCTTGACCTGTCCCTGTCGGATGATAACACAGCTGTCGCTATGGTCACCCAGGATGAGGAGGGGATCATACACGCAAGCGTTCTGGGCTTCATCCCGGAGGGGCGCATGAATGAGAAGTCAAGCAAAGAGAAGCTTGACTACTTCAAGATGACCCGTGACGGCTGCTGTATCCCGTGCGGTGATGAGGTCATAGACTACGGCGTGGTAGAGAACTACATCCTCACGCTGGAGGATGAGCTGAAGGTGGAGGTAGTTCAGGTGGGTTATGACCGCTGGAATGCCATATCAACTGTCCAGAAGCTTGAAGCCGGCGCCATAGAGTGTGTGGAGATTAAGCAGCACAGCGCTATACTTCACGCGCCCACCAAGCTCCTGAAGGAGTCCATTCTGGAAGGCAAGTTCAGATATGATGAGAACCGCCTCCTGGAAATAAATTTTGAGAACGCGAGATGTACCGAGGATACTAACCTCAACAAGTACGTGAACAAGAAGAAGTCAACCGGCAAGGTGGATATGGTTGTGGCGCTCATCAATGCGCTCTACCTTCTCCAGCAGGATATCCTGTATGGTGATGACGGCTTCCTGATCCAGGTGCTATAGGAGAGAGTAAATGTGGCCTTTTAAGAAAAAGCAAATTGAAGAGCGGGCAGAGGATGATAAGACGGCTGAGGAGCTTTTCCTTGCTGCGTTTCTGCCTACAACGGAGATAACCCGTGATGAGGCTATGCAGGTTCCGTCCTTTGCTGGATGCGTGAACAAGATCTGTGACACCATCTCCATCATCCCGATCAACCTCTACAGGACGGATGAAAACGGGAGCACGGAGGAGGTCAAGGATGATGACCGCGTGCGTCTGATCAACAAAAACACGAATGACACCCTTGACGGCCCCGATTTTAAGAAGGCGCTGGTGTTTGACTACCTGACAGCCAAGGGTGGCTATGCCTATGTCAACCGCAAGGGCAGCAGGTTTGTCAGTCTGAACTATGTGGATGCGTCATACGTGACATTCATAGAGGGCGTGGATCCGATCTTTAAGGACTTCACCATCACGGTCAACGGTCAGGAATATGATTCCTGGCGTTTTGTCCGTATGCTCAGGCGCACAAAAGACGGCGCCTATGGTAAGTCAGTTATAGCAGAAAACAACCTTGCGCTGGCGGTTGCCTATAACAGTCTCAAGTTTGAAGGCAAGCTCATGAAGCGCGGGGGTAACAAAAAAGGCTTCCTGGAAGCTGAAAAGAAGATAGACAAGGATGCCGTTGAGTACCTGAAGGAGAGCTTCAACAAGCTCTACTCAGAGGATACAGAGAACGCCATAGTTCTCAACGACGGTGTTAAGTTCCATGAAAGCTCTGAGAGCTCAACAGAGATGCAGCTCAATGAGAATAAAAAGGCCAACGGGTCAGAGATCTGCAAGCTGTTCGGGATGCCTCCGGGGATCCTTGCGGGCGGAGCTACAGACAAGGAGTGGCAGCAGTACATCCAGTACTGTATCATCCCGGTACTTGAGGCTATGGTTAAGGCTTTTGACCGTGCGCTCCTGCTGGAGAATGAACAGGAAACACATTTCTTTGGCTATGATGTATCGGAGCTGATCCGGGCTGACATCAAGACACGTTTTGATGCCTATGAAAAAGCCTATAAGAACGGATTTTTGCAGATAGATGAGATAAGGGCGCTGGAGAAGTATCCGTCCCTTAACATCCCGTTCTTCAAGATGGGCTTGCAGGACGTTCTTTATGATCCATCATCCGGTGATATCTTTATGCCGAATATGAATAGATGGGCCAACATTAAGGATCCGTCAAAGTTTCCGAGCGAGGACGGTGGACAGCTGCCGGGCTCTCCTACAGGGAGTCAGGAACCTGTCCAGCAGCCGGACGAAGAGACCAAGGAGGAGCCTGGAGAGGAGGTAAAAGCGAGTGAAGGTAAAGATAAGAGCTGACTCCGTTGAGATCGAGGGTTATGTGAACGCCGTAGGACGTGACAGCCGGAAACTGGTTGATGAATATGGTTATCCGTTCATTGAACAGATCCAGCCCGGAACGTTCGGCCGTGCGCTTACATCAGCAGCTGAAAAGGATCAGGAGATCCTGATGTTGCTTGACCATGACAATAACCACGTCATAGGCGGTACCAATTCCAACCTTGAGCTGGAAGAGGACTCCATAGGGCTTCATGCACGGGCTGTGGTTACGGATGCCGAGACGATCAGGGCCGCACAGGAAAAACGCCTGTCCGGTTGGTCATTCGGTTTCAGGATGCTTGACTTTGATCCGACGTATGAACGCGGATGTGACAAGCGCGTGGTCACCGAGCTTGATCTTGTGGAAGTTTCTGTCATTGATGACAGAATGACACCGGCATACGCCGGAACGTCTATCCATGCGCGGGCTGATGCCTCTGATGAGACCATCTATACACGTACTATCATGGATGATGAAGTAGCGTATGAGGAAGAGACAGCGGCGGCTGATGATACCGGGGCAGCACCTGAGACTGTCCAGGCAGATGAAGCGCCTTCAGGTGATGCGCCTGAGGTACGAGCTGACACGCCGGACCCGGACACAGTAAAACCTGACTTTTCCATGTACAGGAACCGGATACGGTTATTGAAGTTGAGCTGTTAAGGCTCTTTTTTAATGTAAACAAATAGTAGGAGGTATTAACAACATGAATGAAAAGCAGAGAAAGGCAATGATGGAGAAGCGTGAAGAGCTTCTGGACAAGATGAACAATCTGGCCAACCAGGCCGAGACAGAGACCAGGGCATTCACCGAGGAAGAGCAGACCGAGTTTGACGGCTATGAGAAGGAAGTAAGAGCCCTCAATAGCACACTTGAGTCTGTTGACCGTGCGAGAGATCTTAACAAGACCGAGACCCGCACCGGCGAGGAGCCCAAGGAGACTCAGGAGGAGCTTGATATCCGCGCTTTTGCGAACATCATCCGCCAGAGAGATGACAGCAACATCACCAAGACGGATAACGGCGCCGTTATCCCTTCCACGATCATCAACAAGATCATAGACAGGGTTATCGACATCTCTCCGCTGTTCGGCGCTTCTGAGCGTTTCAACATCAAGGGTAAGGTTCAGATCCCTTACGTGGATGCGTCCAATGATGCTGTGACAGTGGCTTATGCTACAGAGTTCACGGATCTTGAAGCTAAGTCCACCAAGCTCCTGACTGTTGAGCTGACCGGCTACCTTGCTGGTGTGCTCTGCAAGATCTCTAAGAGCCTGCTGAACAACACGGATCTTGACCTTGTCAATTTCGTGATCGGCAAGATGGCCACCAACATTGCTGTCTTTATTGACGGCCAGATCATCAAGCCTACGCTTTCTCAGACCTCTCCTTATGCTCCTGTAGCTGTGACGGGTCTCAACAACATTGATACAACCCATCAGGTTGTGACTGCTGCCGCCACAGGTGCTATCACAATGGATGAGCTGATTTCTACCCAGAACAAGCTCAAGAGCGTGTTCCAGGGTAACGCCTTCTGGGTGATGAGTCCCGCTACATGGGATGCTATCCAGCACCTGAAGGATGGTGAGAACCGCTACTACCTGAACGGAGACGTCAGGAACGGATTCAGCGGCGGCCTGCTTGGCAAGCCTGTCTACACAACCGATCAAATTGACAACATGGGTGCTGGCAAGTATGTCATCTACTACGGTGATTTCGGTCAGGGCCTTGCGTCCAAGCTGGTTGAGGACAGCGTACAGGTTCTCACCGAGAAGTATGCAACACAGCACGCCCTTGGCATTGTGGCCTACGTTGAGTTCGACTGCAAGATCCAGAACCAGCAGGCCATAGCTGCTCTTAAGATGGCAGCGTCATAAGCGGGGTGCCAGTATGATGAGGCTTAAGGCATTAAACAGCTTTGCCTCCTGTGAATGCTCACCGAGTCTGGGGCAGGTTTTCGCCTGCTCCCAGGAGCTTGGTGAAGATCTGATCAGGGCGGGCTTAGCAGAGGAGATAGCTGATGAAAGTGAGCGAGCTGACAATGGAGACGCTGTGCCCGTTTCTGCGGGAAAGCGCGGAGGAGCTAAGCGACGCGGAGCGGCAGCTGATTGAGTCCATGAAGGATGCAGCTGTTTCGTATGTGATGAAACGGTGCAACATTGATGGGATCGACAAGCCTGACGCCCACGGGCGTATGCTTGACGATTATCCTGATATCACGATAGCCGTGCTGGTGCTGATGACTGATATGTACGACAACAGGCAGATGACAGTTGACTCCAACAAGGAAAATCAGGTTGTACAGTCCATACTTGGGCTTCATGATTTCAACCTGGTGCCTTCCAAGGGGGATAAGTCATGAACGCCGGGGCGTACAGAAGCCTCGTCACTATCCAGATGCGTCAGGTTATGCCTAACGCCAATCTGATTGATGAGGAGATATGGGTTGAGTTCTGCACCAATTTCGCATACGTGAACAAACTGTCCGGGACGGAGTTCTGGGCGGCGGCAGAGGTCGCGGCGCAGAATACGGTCCGCTTCACCATGCGCTGGCATGAGAAGCTTGACAGGGTGACTCCGGGTGAGTTCAGGATCCTTTTCAAGGGTCGGGTGTTTAACATCACCAACGTTGATAACGTTCAGTTCAAAAACGAGACGGTCAAGATATCAGCGACGGAGGTTGAGTGATGGCGAGTGGATTTGAGTTAGAGATACCTCAGGACTTCCTTGAGAAGCTGCTGGATCATCCCTTTGAAGATGTGGCAAAAAAAGCGCTTGAAGCTACAGCGCCGACGCTTGAAGCCGCTATCAAGGCGTCAATGCGTTCAGCTGTTAAGCACGCGGGCGATTCTGAGATGATCAACTCAGTCCGGCGTAACAAGCCACAGCAGACCTGTACTGATGCCTGGATAGTCAATGTGTATCCGTCAGGGTACTCCAAAAACTTTTTTAACCGGGAAACCGGCGGCAGGCATACGCGTAAATATCCGGTATCGAACGCACTGAAAGCCATATGGCTGAACTACGGACGTTCAGGACAGGCTAAAAGCCCCTGGCTTGAACCGGCTGTGACAAGCTGTCAGGGCGCGATCATGGACAATATGCAGAAGATCTGGGAAGAGGAGACCGGCGCAAATGAATATTAACACTGAACTTGCGGGGCTGGAGGAGCTGACGCACCTGAAAGTCCGGCCGGATATCCAGTCCGCGAAAGACGGCGAGAACTACATCACGTTCACCTATGCTACTGAGTCACCCAGGCTTGCAGCTGATGATGAGGTGGAGGCAGATACAGCCATCATCTACATCTCACTGTTCACCGAACTGACTTTTGATCACATGGCGCTTAAGGAAACAATAAGAGATTATCTTGAACAGCTGGACGAGTGCATTGTAACTGACATCAGGACTGGCCTTGAGGAGTTCCACGCGGCCAACAATGACCTCAGATACAAGCGGCGTACTACGTTTGAGATAGAGATTACAAGATGGAGGTAAGTACAAATGGCATTTTACGGATTGCGTAAGCCCTATGTAGCGGCTTACAACAAGCAGACAGGGCAGTATTCGGGCGGCTTTGTTTTCGGTAAAGCCATCAGCGTTGACATCACCCCTAACTATGTTGAGGGTTCACTCTACGCGGATGATGAGCAGGCCGAGTATGAAAAGAGCTTCCAGAACGCTTCTGTCACTCTGGGAACCAGCACGTTCCCGCTTCAGGCGGCTTCTACCGTCTATGGTCACACGATCGACAACGCGACCGGCAAGGTTCTGTATAAGACCACAGACGAGTCCAACAACGTTGGCCTTGGCTGGACAACCGTTGAGGTTGTAAACGGTGTCAGATCCTTCATAGGTTTCATCCTCACCTGTGTTAAGTTCTCCGAGGGACAGGAGACCTTCACCACAAAGGGTGATAACATCACCTT